ATATAACTGATAAAGACCTTTTATGACTTCTGAGGCAAGATCTACCTGTTGAAAAGTCAGGTGGTTACGCTGCTTTTTTGTAATCTTAAGGAACTATGACCCTCATTTTCCTCTGGCACAATTTTACAAATGATAATACAAGTTCCCATCGAGGATTTAGTGGTGGGTCAAAAGGGGGGAACTCCTGATAAATTGCCACTAAATAAGCTAACCTGATCTGTAAGTCCTCAGTCTACTATACTACATTAAAAAACATGGCTACTAAAGGATCATCACTATTTGAAAAAGATACGAACTACAGTTCAGCTTAGAACCTCTCAGCATAAAGCATTGGAAAGTCTTAGCGGACCAGGTAAATCTATATCCAACTTGGTTAGAACTGCTATTGACTTGTATTTAGAACCTATCTATGAACAGGCTTACGAAGATGAAAAAATGGACAGAATGTTAACTGAACTTGAACAAGCGGAAGATAGACTTGAAAAACTAAACGAAAAAGCAATATTAATGGAAGATATTTTTGACGATTTGAAACCTACTGTCAAGTAAAAAATGAAAAGAATAACATGGGTTGAGTGCCCAAGCTGTAAGATGTACAGCGATCAAAAGGTGATTCGTTCTGAGCGAAATTCAAAATTTATAACAATTCGCAGAAGGCTTTGCTATGAGTGTGGACACAAATGGTTTACGATCCAGTATCCAGAAATGATAGTGCCTGATATACAGGCTCGTTACGCATCTCGTGAATGACGCTTTGTTATATGTCTATACTTTATGTGCATATAAAACTGCTCTAACCACCATCTAAGTTTATAGATTCCTGTACTCTTTTTTGTCCTGGTTTGTAGTACGGCTAATGTTGCCTCTAGCTCTATTACTTTCATCATTGCTTTAGATAAAACTGCTTCAGCCCTAGCATGGTTTTTCATCATGTCTATGCAAAAGGCTTTTAGTCTATCTGTATCTTCGCAAGCCATTACTTCTCTACATCGAAGTTCAATAGCTAATTCAGCTTCGGGAGGTAGTTCCGTATGGATCATTTTCATAAAGCCATCATTTTTCATATCATTGAAGAGAGGTGGTAGAACCAGGAAACATTCTGGCTTCGATAAAAGCAACTGCTTGATCGTCAATCGTGTTATCTGTTTGTTTAGCTATTGCTTTCAACAAATCAACAATTAATCTCTTCATTGCTTTAGATTTTATAAAGACTAGAAGAATAGGTTTAAAGATTTTTACCATCGTTTTTATGTGTTACTTCCCAAACATAGCTAAATTGCTAATATATAACAAGAGATATTACATTTCATGGCTGAAGATAAAAAAGGTATGATGGATAAAATAAAAGAAAAGTTTGAAGATAAAGAAGAACAATTTGAGTACATCTCAGTCGCAGTAAGGCTTCTGGTAGTTTTTTGGAGTGGCCTTCTCGTTACGAGCAACTACTTGCCTAAGATTCCAGGTCTTACTACGGGAGAAAAGCAGGATATAACTTTTCCTGCAAGTTTGCTGGCTACTGCACTTTCCAGTTTCGGATTAGAGCAAGCTAAAAAAGGTAATAAGAAAGACGAAAAGGTTGCCACAGAAAATGGTATGGTTCAGACTATAAGAGTGATTACACCGCTTCGCATTGAGGGAGCAGAAGTTATTGACCCTAAACCTAAAAAATGAAAAAGCTACTTCCGTTTTTATTTCTTGTATCCGCACCAGCTTATGCGGATATGACCCACAATATATCATCTAGCGTAAAGTTTGAATCTCTTTCAGCAGCTAGTACGGCTGATAAAATTGGTTCTAGTTACAGCATCTCAGGTAATAATGTAACAACTGTAGACTCTAACTCAGCAGCTACTATAGGTGGATTCGGTTCTGTGACTAATGGCGTTCCAGCAATATCATTTCCTTCTGCTACACAAGCGACCAGTGGCGAAGCCTTCAGCTTTTCTACTAGCTATTTAGAAGGAGATGCCACACCAGGTAGTGCGATTACAGTTGGTACAGTTCCAAACTTTTCGGACTTAACATCTACAAGTGCTGGAAGTGTGGGAACGGCAGCAGTAGCACTAGATAACCACAATATTACAATGACACCTGGAACGGGAACAGGTATCGTAATAACAGGTCAGTTTGTCGTTGATCTCACTATCGAATGAGGAGGCTACTTCTTCTTGGTTTTGTTATATCTGCTCCTTGCTACGCTGTGCCAGTTATACCTAATTTTACGCAGGGAAGTTCCACCAGCCGAACAGAAACTTCCACAATTATTACAGAATCTATACGAACAACAGAATATAATTCTGGGTTTCTCTACTCTGTCACAGGATCAGGAATACAACATGACGGATCTTCTATATCTCCAGCAGCTACTACTGTCAGCGAAACTATAAACGGAACTACTCATACATGGCAGGGATTAAATTTAGATCAAAGACCAAACTGGACTCAAACAAATCAGGGAGATGCCTTTCAATTTACAGAAGTCTATCAAGCACCTGGAATGGAATCCGTAACAGATATAACCCGAACAATAGAAAGCACAAGCGTCACAGATACCACAACTATCTTCTCGCAATAAGTCTTATAAGTAATCCAGTATTTGCTAACACCTCTAATACAGCAGCACCCGTAGCCCAGAGTTCATCGAGCGTGTCAAACTTCGCCACACAGGTTTTGGGCGGTCCAATGGTTGAAAATCAATACGGAAATGGGATAGTTTGTTCTGGACCACAGATGGGATTTAGCCCTTTCGTAACCACGACATTTAATCAAAGACGGCCACAAGACTACATTTATAAAACTCCTGTGTACGACAACACAGATGCTAATAACGATAACGTGCCAGATAATCCAGGAAACATACTTTATTATCAGGATAACTATAGTGGTAACAAGGATTCTCTTGGACTTAACTTTGGGTTTGCATTTACATTTAATATTCCGTTAGATAAAAGATTTCAAGACTCTTGCCTCGATGCAGCTAATACACAAATAAAACTACAAAAACAAGAACTAAATGCAAAAATGCTTAATTATGAAATTGCAAGATTGAAAAATTGTGGAGAATTGATGTTAGCTGGAATTTATTTCGATCCTAAAAGTGAGTACGCAAAATTATGTGAAGGAGTCCGTATTGCTCCAAAACCTAATCAAGTTATACCGCACACTCACGAACTAAAAATAGGTCAGTAGATAAGTCACGGGTATTA